CCCCCACGCCTACGAGATGTACGCCAGTCTGCTGACCATCCCGTACCACAACGATCTGACTGCTGAGGATCAGGAGCGAATCGCCGAAACCATCTGGAAGGTGGTGCGGCGGCTGTGAGTGATTCCATCCAGAATGCCACCGTGCTGATCACAGGTGGTACGGGCACCTTCGGAAACGCTTTCCTGGACAGATGCCTCGAAATGGGAGCGGGTGAGGTGAGGATCTTCAGCCGTGACGAGAAGAAGCAGTATGATATGGCTCAGAGATACCGGAACCACAAGAACGTCAAGTTCTTCCTGGGGGACATCCGGGATAAGAGAACCATCGACTCCGCTATGTTCGGGGTCGATTATGTTTTTCACGCTGCGGCCATGAAGCAGGTTCCTTCCTGTGAACGCTTCCCGTTGGAGGCGGTCAAGACGAACATCACCGGAAGCGACAACCTCCTGAATGCAGCTGTCCAGAAGAGGGTCAAGAAGGTCGTCTGTTTATCAACCGACAAAGCGGTGTATCCCACCTCCGCCATGGGCATGACCAAGGCTTATATGGAGAAGATGGCATTGCAGAAGGCTGAGGAGCAGAACCGGACTCAGATCTGTGTTACCAGATTCGGCAACCTGATTGCTTCCAGAGGAAGCGCAGTCCCGCTGTTCATTGAACAGGTTCAGAACGGGATGCCGATTACCATTACAGACCCCGACATGACCAGATTCGTTATGACGGTAGATGAAGCGGTAGACCTCGTCGCCAAGGCATTCAGCCTGGGTGAGAACGGGGAGCTGCTGGTGAAGAAATCCTCCGCCTGCACAACGGGAGATCTGGCAAAGGCCGTCTGTAAGTTTATGAACCTGCCTGAAGATTATCCGACTGAGATAATTGGCATCCGCCCCGGTGAGAAGATGCACGAAGCTCTTCTGACGGAGGAGGAAGCACAGATGGCGGTTATCAAAGGTGACTACATCGTGGTTTCCCGTAACAGGGACATCTCCGGTCCGGTTGATGCTCCGTACAAGTCTGATCTGGCTCCCAGGATGACAGAACAGCAGGTGCTCAATCTGATTCACAGTGTATTTGAAGGAGGTGTCCGGTAATGTCCAAGTTCTTGTTTGTTGTGGCTCACCCCGATGACGAAGTCCTCGGTGCGGGAGCCTTTATTTACGATGCGGCAAAGGCAGGCCATGAGGTTGCCGTAGCGGTGCTGAACACCTGCGATACCACCCGGTACGAGGATGACTTCAGCGAGATCATGGTCGACATGGAGAAGAGCCATAAGAAGATCGGTGTTTCCTGGGTGTTCCCGTTCCAGTATAAGGACAGTAACTTCCACAACGCCGATCATCGGCAGATGGTGCAGGATATTGAAATGGTGATTCGGGAGTTCCAGCCCGACTACATTTTCACTCAGCACCCCGGTGACATCAACACCGATCACTACTGGACGGCGGCATCCTGCATGGAAGCCTTCCGGCTGTGGCAGCGGGGCAGGGAAGATGTGAAACCCATCAAGGGCCTGTACCTGATGGAAGTCCAGTCCTCTACTGACTGGGCATTGAATCCCTCTATCAAGAAGTTCGAGCCGAACACCTACATTCCTGTTTCCGAAGAGGGTGTCCTGGCGAAGATCGATTCCCTCGCTATGTATGAGAACGTGATCCGTCCTGTTCCTCACCCCCGGAGCTTTGAGGCTCTGATGGCACTGCCCAGATTGCGTGGTGCCCAGTGCGGTCAGGAGTTTGCGGAGGCGTTTGAGTGCGTGTTCAGATTGGAGGGGATTCTGTGATACTGGCATCCCATCAGCCTGACTTCTTCCCGTACCTCGGGTATTTCTACAAGATTTGGAAGAGCGATTTCTTCATCTTCTCCGATGACGTTCAGTTTTCCAAATCTGGCAGGCATAACTACAACGACATCCTGACCCCCAACGGCCCCCAGCGGTTCACGCTCCCGGTCAGCCAGCACACGGTTAACCTGAATGAGATCCAGATTGCTGCCGACAACCGGAAGATCGAGGAGATGCTGAAGACCCTGCGGCAGAACTACCAGAAAGCGCCCCACTTCAAGGAAGTGTTCCCACTGATTGCCAGTCTGCTCTGGATGGCTCCCATCTCTGAGAACCTCGCACGGTTCAATGAGATGTGCATTATCAACCTCTGCTACCGCATGGACATCATCCGGGGATTTGAGAGATCCTCCAGGATTCCGGTGGAGGGGAAAAGAGATGCTCGCATCATTGAACTGTGTCAGTTCGCTGGTGCAGACACCTATTACAGCGGTTCCGGCGCAAAGGATTATCACATTGAGTCTGACTACACAGAAGCAGGCATCAATCTGGTGTATTCCGACTATTGTCCGCTGGAATATCCGCAGACATTCTGCGGACAAACTGCAGAACCGGAGTTTATTGCTCCCAACCTCTCGGTCATCGACTATCTGATGAACTGCGGATTCAGAAATCCCTGGGAGGTGAGAGAATGAGCGAAAGCAAGGCCACTCGCCACAAGGCGATATGCGATGAAATCAACGCCCTGTATGTGAAGAAGAATCACGACTACGGCGACAGCTTCCATCTCTCCTTCAAGGAGGAGGGTATGGCGATGCCCAGAATCAGACTGGGCGATAAGCTGAACAGATTCAAGGCTCTGACCAAGTCCGGCTCCCAGCAGGTATCTGATGAATCCGTCCGGGATACGCTGATCGACCTCGCCAACTACGCCATTATGACCATCCTTGAGATGGAGGAGGTGGAGAGGAAATGAGCGAGCCTACGTTCGGCATTTACATCCCCAGCTATAAGCGGTTCAAGACCTGCACGGCCCACCAGTTTCTGGAATATGGAACCTACATCGTCCGGGAGTCTGAGTACGATGACTACGTCGAAGCTCTGAAGGACTGGCCCAACATCCAGGTTCAGGCGGTCGAGGATAGCCAGATCTGCGGCCTGACTGAGGTTAACCAGTGGTTGATCGACAACGCCCCTGAGGATGTGATCGCCATTCTGGATGACGATATCCACCACTTCTACTACCGGATGTATGAAACGGAGTCCATCAAGGACCCTGAACTGATTACAGCCGAACTGGAAAGAGTGGGCCAGCTGATGTGGGATCTCGGCATCGGATTCGGTGCAACGGATGCTACCATCCGCCCCTGGAACTACGACTGTGAGTTCTCCTTCAAGGGATGTGCAGGAGCGGTCCGGTGGGTGAACCGGAGGACATTCAAATCCAAGTGCGTCAAGGAACTGGAGTATAACTACGACATCGATCTGGTGCTCCAGGAACTTCTGAAAAATCGGGTGATTCTCAAACCGAAGTATTTCTGTTCCAAGGGCCTGACGGATACCAACGAAGGTGGTGCCTCGGGCAAGAAACGGGGAGACCAGGTGGCAAGCATTGACCTGATGAAGCAGAAGTGGGGTAAATACTTCTCCTATAACCTGAAGACGAATGTCCCCCACATCAATGTGAAAAGATGACCGACCTTCCCGGCGAAGCCGGGAGGGCGGGAGGCTTTTCATTTGTCCTTGAAAAGTTCAAAATATTCCTGTTTTTGACTGCAAAAACACTTGACTTAGGCGGTCGGTGTTGTAAGATTAAAGTACAGGATAATCCTGAAAGAACATGAAAGGACTGATGAAATGACCGAAATCTGGAAAGAAATCGAAGGGACAAACGGTGCTTACCTCGTAAGTAATCTTGGGCGAGTCAAGTCGCTCAACTTTCGTATGCAGAAGGGCAACGAAAAGATTATGGTCGGCGGTAAGGACGAGAAGGGATATGTAGTTGTAACGATCTCTGTTCTGAAGGGCAGAAAAACCCAGAAAGTTCACAGACTGGTTGCAAAGGCATTTGTCCCGAACCCCAACGGTTTCAGAGAAGTAAACCATATCGACGGAAATAAGGAGAACAACGCCGCCGATAACCTTGAGTGGACCACAAGAAAAGGCAATATGGCTCACGCTAATCGAATGGGAGCAATGAACAATGCCAGATCCGAACTCCAGAAATGGAATGACGAGAACTGGAAAATACCTGTTGTTGCTACGAACGTGAAGACAGGAGAGGAAATCTTGTATGATTCCCTTACGGAAGCGGCTGAACGCTGCGGCGTTGAACTGTCTCATGTATCGCAGTGTGTAAGCGGAAAACGTAAAACAACAGGTGGCTTTGCTTTCAGAAAGGTTGGTGTATAAATGGCTTATCAAATGTTGACTAGAACAGGCCGTAGCTTCTGGGAGGTTACGTCCGCAATGCAGAATTCTATCCGAAAAGGCGAGTGGGAACTCGCTGCATATTGCCTCTGGGAGCTGCTGCCTCAGTACACACCGTACTTGAGAAAGCGGCTCCTTGTCATTTCTGCTGAGGATTGCTACGGCATCCTGACGAAGGAGATTCTCCCGCTCTGTGAATACGGCACTGAAGAGAGCCTGACCAAAGCACTGGCTCTGCTCTGCAAGGCCAAGAAGAACAGAGATGCAGACTACTTCGTATGTAACCTGATGTACTTTGACCAGCCCAGCGGCATGACCAAGGTCGAGCTGATGAAGGCTCTGAGCAAGGCCATCCGCAAGATGGATGTGATCAACGCCGGACGGTACGCAGCGGAACTGTGGAAGATGTCCCGCAAGGATTTCTGGAAGATGCTGAACGAGACCATGATGGTCTACTACCCCTGGCTGGAGACTGAGTTCGCTGCTCTGCAAAGAGCGAATGACCAGATGACCAAGCCGAACGAGGAGACCATCTACGTTGCGAAGGCGATCATCCTGATGTGGACGAAGAGAGAGAACGGCGACGACTACTTCGCCATTCCCGGTATGCAGCTCTGGGAACCTTTCCCATTTGAAAGCATCGAAATCCCCAAGCCCGTTGACCTGTGTGCGAAAGTGACTGGCCTGTTCCCTGAATGGGCGTATAACTGGCACACGACCTATGGCAAGTACACGCTTCGCAGAGATGCAGTCCACGCCATTGAAAATGACCAGCGGCTGCTGACCCCGCTCGAAGAGAATCTGTTCGATGATTGTACATGGAACAGAGACATCAACGCCTGCCTCCGGAAGCACAATCCCCGGAGATATGAGCTGCCTTTCGATGACCGGAAGCGCAGAGTGGAAGAGAAGTATGGAACGCAAGAGTGACCAGGTCCGCAGCCTCGTTGCTGCCGGCGAATACAAAGCTGCACTTCGGATCGCCAAGGATTTTCGGCTGGGAATCAGCAAGAAACAGTCAGACGATATGAAGCGGGGGTATGAATGTATTGTCCACCCGAAGTTTTACCAATCCCTTGGAATGGATGTGGATAGCATCGTGGGGCAGGGCATAGCAACTGTCAAATCTCTGTACGGGACATAAGAATACCCCAGGAAAAATAAGCTCGCAAAACAGCCTCCACAGCCTCGTGCTGAGAGGCTGTTTTTCATGTTGAAAAGTAGGTGGAGGTATGGCGAAAAAGGGGGGTGCCCCTGAGAATCTGGACCCAGTCCGAACCAAAGATGAAGCTAAGAAAAGAGGCCGAAACGGAGGCTTGAAATCGGGCGAGGCTCGGAGGAATAAAAGGGACGCCAAGAACGCCATGAATCTGCTACTAGATATGGCTGCCAAGGGCAAGATCAAGGACAACCTTGTGGAGCTTGGATTCCCTTCGGAGGACCAGACGAACATGGTTGCCCTGCAAGCAAGACTGTTCACGATGGCAATGAGCGGCAACCTTCAGGCGTATGACCGGGTGATAAAGATATCGGGTAATGACCCTGAGGAGAACCGGAAAGAGCGTGAAAGTAAGGCTGCGGATAAGCGGAAGAATGCAGAGAGCCAGGCCCGTGTTGAAGCTATGGAGCGGCGTGATTCTGCCCCGATTGCTACTGGTGGATATGGAGAAATGGATGATGAAAACGGTGAGACAGAGGATGTCATAATCTTCCTGCCTGACAATGGCAGAATGGGTGGCCCGAAGGCTACTGTCTATGAAGATGGTACGCCAGTGGTGGACACTTCCTCTGAAAAGTCTGAGGAGGTTGGCAATGGCAACGAAGGTACTGAAGCCGCAGCCCGGACCTCAGACTGATTTCATGGCATCGCCTGCGGACATCGTTATCTACGGTGGATCAGCAGGTGGAGGAAAGACATTCGGATTACTGTTGTCACCGCTTCACTATAAGAATGTCCCCGGTTTCGGCTGTACGATCTTCCGCCGGAATTTCAACCAGATCTATGCTGAAGGTGGCCTTTGGGATGAAGCTACGAAGATGTATCAGAGCATCCGTGGTGCTCAGCCCAAAATGTCCAGCAACAGATGGGTGTTCAAGAATAAGCAAGGCAAGATCGTCTCCAAGGTGACGTTCGCACATATTGAGCGTGATGATGCTTTGAACAAGTGGCAAGGCTCTCAGATCTGCGAGATATGCTTCGACGAGCTGACCCACTTTTCGGAGAAGATCTTTTTCTATATGCTGTCCCGTAACCGTTCCACCTGTGGTGTGGAGCCGTTCATCCGTGCTACCTGCAACCCCGATGCAGATAGCTGGGTGGCGAAGTTTATCTCTTGGTGGATTGACCCTGACACGGGATATGCAATCGACGAGCGCAGCGGTGTCGTTCGGTGGATGATTCGTCGTGACGAGATCATCTATTGGGCAGATACGAAAGAGGAGCTTTGGGAGCGGTTCGACCTCAAGACTGAGGAGGATCGGGCTGAGCCTAAGTCCGTCACGTTTATCAAATCCCTCGTTTGGGACAACCAGGAACTGCTGAAGACCAACCCCGGCTACCTTGCCAACCTGAAGGCCATGTCTCAGGTTGAGCGTGAGCGACTGCTGATGGGTAACTGGAAGATCAAGGCAGCGGCTGGTCTGTACTTCAAGCGGACTGATGTAGGCAACATTCTGAATGTCTTGCCTGCGGATGTTATCGAATGGGTTCGGTGCTGGGACTTGGCCGCCACCGAAAAGACCGAAAAGGGCGACCCGGCTTACACTGCCGGCGTTCTGATCGGCAAGCGGAAGAATGGCCGCTATATCATTGCGGATGTCATCAACAAGCAGATGTCTGCCTCCGATGTCCGTAAAACGATCAAGCTGACTGCACAGGCTGACCTTGCCAGGTACAAGCGGGTGAAGATCCGTTTGCCCAAGGACCCCGGTCAGGCTGGTAAAGAACAGGCTGAATCCTACATCAAGTTCCTGTCTGGATTCAATGTTGTGACCGTGGCTGAAACGGGCAGCAAGGAAGCCAGAGCGGAGCCTATGGCAGCTCAGTGGCAGGCAGGCAATTTCGACATCATGTATGGTGAGTGGAATGAGCCGTACCTGACTCAGCTTGAGAATTTCCCAGACAGTGCATTCAAGGATATGGTTGACGCATCTGCAAACGGTTTTGCGGAGATCGAAACCAAGAATACCTTCAATGTCGCCAACCTGATTTGATGATACCGGAAGAGGTGAGACCAATGAATGATAAGAAAAGCCAGCAGGCAGCAAGAATCCAGAACTACGCCCGTCTGATCGAACAGGCATCCGGAAAGGCGATTCGCCCGTATCGTGCTGATGGTTATGTGAACCTGATGAACCGCTACGGCACATCGAAGGATACCACGGAGCATTACAACTTCGTTCCGGAACCCGATGTACCCGACGACTCCCTGACCATGCTTTACGAGGGCAACGGCCTGTTCTCCAAGATCATCGACGCTCCTGCTGAGGAGGCCATCAAGCAT